ACAAATGTTCTTGTTTGAAAGAGGGCGGTTTAACTGCCCTCTTTCTTTTTGTAAAAATCTATTGTACTGTTTGGGCATCCCTGACAGTCGCATTGGGCGGCTGACTTAACCCTGACAGGAGATTATCATGGGTAATTCTACATTTAGCGGTCCAGTACGGTCTGAAAACGGCTTTCAACAAGTCACCAAAAACGGAACTACTGGTGCAATTACACCTTCACAATTTGCGTTACAGACGATTGCCACCACAGGCAACAATGTCATTGACACAAGCTCAGGCACAGCCGCAGGCGCAAACAACGCCAGCTTAGATACGGGTGCTACTATTTTTGGTATCGTGCCAAACGCGCACGGCTCTGGTATTGCTGATGCTTCTATTAACACTTTTGTTAGCAAGGTTGGTGGCACAATCACGACAACTATTCTTATTGACCTTCACGGCGGGTTTGTTGGATCAGCTACAGGAGATCGTATTATTGGTGTCGGAACTTCTGCTAATGCGTACATTGCGGAACTCACGAAAGAAGTAAACGGTATTCCAATCTTGTTAGAATTTGGTTGTGTAGAAGTCCCTACAGGCGGTGATCCAGATATTAACGTAGACATTTCAGCTACGGGAACAACCGCGTCTGGTGCGGCTGTAGCCAGCGGAACTCAGATGATGAACAACGGCGACCTTACTTTAGGTTACTACAACGCTGTTGATTCGGCTGCTACTATGGCGGCTTTGTCTAAAAAGTTTATCTATCTTGTTCAAGGTGCTGCTACAAATGCAGCGTACACAGCAGGTAAAATCTGGATTCGCATCACTGGCATGAATGTAGATTTTGATAACGGCTAATGTTTAATTTGGCGGGGTTTAACGCCCCGCCTTCAATTTTAGGAGGCCGAAATGGCAGGATCAGACGTAACCCCAGTCATCATCAGCGATGAGGTGGCTGCCGACCCTAATGGAATTTCAACGATAGCAGCCGTTGGTAATAACGCCGCATTAACAATTAACGGGGCATTGGCTTCTGGCGGTAGCGTTACAAACGCTTCTGCAAGACAAGTCACAATTTTGTCCGCAGGCGACGATGACGGTATTTCGTTTAACATAGTAGGGACTGATGTAAACGGCGCTGCCCTTACTGAAAACCTTACCGGTGCCGACGATGGAACCGCAACTAGCGCCGGATATTTTAAAACAATTACAAGCATAACCGCAGTTGGTGACCCCGCTGGCAACGTAACCGCAGGTATTAATGCTAATGCGGCAGGCGTAATCTTCGCGGGACGCACTCGTTTGCAAGGGTTTTCTTTTTATTCTGGCGGGACCGCTGGAAAAGCCAACCTACGAAACGGCGGTGTTACAGGCACAGAACTAATTCAGTTTCGCTCTATTGGGACTGACAACGCCTCTGACGACCCGTTTATGCCGGATGAGGGCGTACTGTTTAAAGACGGTTGCTTTGTTACATTTGTTGTTCCGCAATTCGATCTTATGATGTTCTACCACGCGTAGGAGTTTTTCTTGAGCAAAGATACGCCGATAAAAAGAAACAAGACTAATTACCGTCCCACTAAATCTGGGGCGGGAATGACTAAGAAAGGTGTGGCTGCTCACCGAAAAAAGAACCCCGGTTCTAAGTTAAAAACCGCGGTTACTGGAAAAGTTAAAAAAGGTAGCGCGGATGCAAAGCGGCGTAAGTCTTATTGCGCTCGGTCTGCCGGTCAAATGAAAAAATTCCCCAAGGCGGCAAAAGACCCTAACAGTCGTTTGCGTCAAGCCCGCAAAAGATGGAAGTGTACCTAATGGCTAAACAAGGCTTATATTCAAATATACGAAACAAACAGGCTAGAATTGCAAAGGGTTCTGGGGAAAAAATGCGAAAACCGGGCTCTAAAGGAGCCCCCACCGCCGCAGCTTTTAAAGATGCGGCTAAAACGGCTAAACCTGTTATTAAAGCAAGCGCAGGAGGCCCCATTGCAGGAGCAAAGACTATGATGAAGAAAAAAGGTTTTTCTAAAGGCGGCGTGGCTAAAAAAGGCATGAAGAAAAAGGGTTACGCTAAAGGCGGAGCCGTGAAGAAAATGGCTAATGGCGGCATGGCTAAAAAAGGCATGGCTAAAAAAGGTTACGCTAAAGGTGGCGTTGCTAAAATGAAGGCTGGCGGAACAGCAATGACTGCTACCCAGCTTAGGGCCGCTGCAAAAGGAATGGGCATGAAAGTGGTAAAAATTTAATATGCCATTTTTGCAAAGCAACATACCACACTTTAAGTGTTGGGTTCGTCGTGAATATACGGTCAACCATGAGCGTTATCACGGCGAATTTCTGCATGCTATGGTTATTGCCGTTACTACAATGCCTAACCGATGCTTGAGCTTTCAAGTAATCTTTACCGGTTGTGAGGCAGATGAAGATGACGACGAGAACGTCCATGGCGGCGCTATGTGGGCTAGGATGCCTATAACGGCTCTGGTAGCCGATGAAAGATTTGAGGAGTGGCCAGAAGCCATGCCCGTGCATGCCGCACAACCTTGGGATTGTCCGTCTCACACGCATGCGGTGTATACGCTAGACAGGGCCACGCCTTGTCCTTGGATGGCAAAGATTGATGGCGGGTTCTACCCTGCCAAATACCTGTTTACTGTGGACTATACTGATACAGATGTGGCCGATGACCCGGCCCAGCATAAGCAAGCTCATGTATTACAGCTTCTGGACGCGGGGAAGTGGACAGGGAATATAGTAGCGTTACCCAACAATAGAGTAAGGGTCACGCATCCAGCATGGTTTGAGACAGGTGAGGGAGCGCCGGACTTCAAGCCATCACAGCATATACATTATTCTAAATCTGACCTAGACTACACGTTAGATGTAACTAAAATATTCGATAACCTTTACAACGAGGAATAAGATGACCCTATCTAACAGCAAAGACTTTGAGTTAGACGTGGCTGATTACGTTGAGGAAGCGTTTGAACGTTGTGGGCTTGAAGTTCGCACCGGATACGACCTTAAATCAGCTAAACGGTCTCTTAATCTTTTGTTGGCGGAATGGGCTAACCGGGGTCTTAACCAGTGGACTATTAAGCAGCGCACTATCACTACTGTGGCCGCAGACGGTACATATAGCCTTGGTAATGATGTAATAGACATCTTGTCGGTGGTTGTTCAGAGGGACGGCACCGATTACTCTTTAACACGCCTAAGTCGTGACGGGTTTCTTACTATCCCCAACAAAACAACGCAGGGAAGAGTAAACCAGTTCTTCCTAGACCGTCAAAACACACCGGTTTTAAACGTTTGGCCCGTTCCAGAAAACAATACCGACGTTATATACTATAACGCTTTGACTAGGATGGACGACGCGGACATATACACCAACACAATGGACCTTCCGTTTCGGTTTTACCCCTGTTTAGCAGCGGGTTTAGCCTATTACATTGCATTAAAGCGGGCCCCTAACCGGGTTCAGATGCTAAAAGCCATGTATGAGGAGGAGTTTGACCGTGCCGCAACCGAAGATCGGGACAGGTCTTCCTTTAACGTTGTTCCTAATTACCAGTATTACAGGACGAATTAATGGCTAAGTTTGCATCTGGAAAAAACGCGTATGCTATCTCAGATCGGTCCGGATTCCGGTATCGGTACAGGGACATGCGTATGGAATGGAACGGATTGCTTGTTGGTGCAGATGAATTTGAGGCAAAACAACCACAATTAGGGCCTTTTAGAAAAGTAAACGACCCGCAGGCTCTTCAAAACGCAAGACCTGACCGTGTGGAACCTCTTGATGTATATGTTGGGCTTCCGTTAGTAGAAGCCCCTAACTTAACGCCCGTTCCTAAAGCGGTCGGCGCGGTGGGAGAAGTAACGGTGAACCTAACATGAGTTTTACATTCGCGGGACTAAAACAGGCCATTCAAGATTACGCAGAAAACGATGAAGCGTCTTTTGTGACTAATTTGCCTGTTTTTATAACACAGGCCGAAGAGCGCATCCTAAAAAGCGTTCAGTTGAGCTTGTTTCGGAAAAATGTAGCTGGTGCGATGACAAATACCAACAAGTTTTTGACTTGTCCTAGCGACTTTCTGGCTCCGGACTCCCTATCCTTTGCAAATAGCAGCGGAGACTCGGTGTTTTTAGACTTTAAAGACGTTAATTTCGTACAATCTTTTAATCCGAAAGAGTCGGTGACTGGAGACCCAAGGTTTTACGCTTCTTTTGATGTGGATCACTTTATCTTAGCGCCTAGCCCCAACGCAAGTTATGCAGTTGAGCTTCACTACTTCTATCGCCCAGCTAGTTTAACGTCTTTAGCGGACGCCGGAACTACTTGGTTAAGCGAAAACGCGTCGATAGCCATGCTTTATGGGTCTCTTGTTGAGGCTTATATCTACATGAAGGGCGAACAGGACATTATGGCATTGTATGACAAACGTTTTGGCGAGGCTATTATGGGAATGAAGATGCTTGGAGAATCCAAAGAGGTTACGGATGAGTACCGCTCTGGCGTGGTAAGGAGACCT